CAGAGAGGCATCGCTGAACTGAAGGTTGGGATCGGCGACCTGTTCCTTACGGAATAGACTCATAAATCCTCCTTCTTACTTGTAGGCGTTGAACAAGACAACGATTGTTTTAGATGCAGTACCTGCGGCGCTTAGATAGAAAGTAAAACCGGTTGTAGTCGGAGAACTTGCCGCAATAGCAAGGGCTGTTCCGGCAGTCTGATGTTGTGTGCCACCAACAATGGTAGCTTCAACAAAACGAGGAGCCGTCACAGTACCGGCAGCGTCACCATTTGCAAAAATAGTCTGTGTGCCGTCAATCCAGTTGATCGTGCCTGTAGTCAGAGTACCATCCAGGGTAACAGTACAAGTCCCTGTGAATGCCCCCTCCAGGTTACTCTGCTCATTCGGAGCAAGCACTTGTCCGGTCTTGGTGGGTCCTTGGGTTAGGAACGTCGGATTAGTAATCGTAAGTGCCATGTGTTTTCCTCATGTCAAGCTGCGTTAAGCGCAACTTGTCAGCCTGTAGTCCACGGCTGTCATATGGGAGGGGTTTATAGCCTGGTGGCTGCCCGCCCCTCGCGGGTTAAACTAGGTGTAAGAGTTCGTGCTGGGACTTGGTGGTTGGGAATGTCCGACCTTTGCACGGGGCTTCAAACTCACGGCATACTGAAGTGCGTTGACTAAGTGGTCATTTTTCTTCATAGGCTTGCCTTTGTTTAGCCCTTTCATAGGGCCTCGCGCCACATAATCCCACACATAGGTTTCGAGTTCCGCCTTAGTCTCTATTAAAGTATTAAAGAAGAAGATTTTAGGGTGTCTACTAGTCGAGTCTAAAGAAGCACTTAGATACTCGGCTAAGACATCGCGTCCGAAATCATCGGTTCGCGGTGCTAGCCTGACCGGGATTCCTGCTTCTTTCCATAATTGGAAACCCTGTTTGTGGTTTTCTGCCTGTCGGGCCGAACCCCAAAAGGGATCAATTAGAAAGATGTCGATCTTGTCACCGCCATTACGAACGAGAATATCTTTAGCGTGTTCACTTACGATCTTGTTAGCTTCTAGATACTCTCTATAAACAATAATATCCCCACTAGGCCGTACGGCCATCCACAAACAAGCGTTCGGTCCTGTTGCCGCAGGATCAATTGAACCGATACGCTTCCAGTCTGAAGGAATATGGAAGGGCTTAATCGCGTGCTTTTCCCAGTTGAACTGGGGATACACAAGTCCGGCACGCTGGATAAATTCACCGTATAGGCGGGCACGCTCTTCCGGATGACCAGCCCACTTGATCTTGAGCTTTTCCTTCTCATCGTCGGGAATGAAGGGATTCTCCAGAGTGTTTAGACTGGAGAAATAAACATCCTTCTGTCCGGCTTTCCAACTTTTATATAGATCATAGACCCAGGGAGTCTTCGCGGCGCTACCAATATCATTAAGTGGTGTCATGGTAAGAAGAATCTTACCCGCGCAGTCGGATGTTCTTTGATAAATCTCGTCGAAGACTTCAGCGTCAATCTCTTCATCAATCCAAGCCAGGTCTACCGAAGCGGACTGGAACTTTTCTCGTCCCGAGTCGGCGGACTTGCAAGTAAGGATAGACTTACGGCCCTCTACATCAACTTCAACTTGGAAAGAAGAGTCGCTGATCCTTGTTATTAGAGGACAGGGCGTCCTCGGTAACAGTCCTGGATGTTTATGTCCGGAGCGCAGTTTCTCGCGCCAGATCACATCTTGAATAACTGAAAAGTCCAGGCCGACGGCCCAGACATTTACTCCGTGCTCTGGAATGGGTAAGTCTTTAACGTATCTCCAAGCAGGTTCGTTCAGAAAGTAGTCTTTACCCATCAGCCACGCTACGGCAAGAAAAGCTCCGCGTTCTGTCTTGCTGGATCGGTTGCCGCCGAGCATGGCGTAGATTTTGATGTCGGAGGTAAACTTCGAGAACTCTTCTTCAATCCCGTTAAAGAAAGTCTGATATTCCGGGTTCGGATCACAACTCCAGTATCTACTAAAATGGCGGTCTCTGCGGTCGGCGCTAATCGCTTCCAGGACGACAAGAGCATCCTCAGTAGAAAACCCTTCCAGTTTCTCAAGAACCTCATCGACATTTGCCATTTACATCCATACTCCGGGTTGCGGATATGTGAAGGGCCGACCGCAGTGCGGGCAGCGCCAGGGTTCACAGTATGGACAATGACGCTCGTGAGCGGGGGCCGGGAGCTTGTTCATCTGATCTTGAATCTCTTTAAGACGCTCGTAGAAGTCGCCTTTGACTGTTCCCATTATTGTACCTTCATCTTGTCTTTGAGCTTTTGCTTAAGCCCCTCGATGTCTTTTGCGTTCAGATCGTTGAAGATGTTCAACTGAGCTTGATCCGAAGTCCAACCCTCTAGCTTAGCTAGGGCGACCAAAGCAGTCACTGCTTTGTCATACTGCTCACCTTCAAGGAGCTTCTGCACCGCAAATAGCAACTGCCCAATAGCAGTAGAGCGGCTCCTAGAAGGGTCTGTCGATAGTTCTTTATAGAACTTGTTGCGTTCACTACGCAAGACACTTTGAAATTCTTTGGTGCGAGCTACGTTCTGGCACTCGGTGGAGGTCAGACCCAGGTTGTTCTCGTTCGAAAACTGGAACAACGTCTTCTCGGAGCGCACGATTGCGGCTGCCGCCTTTTCGTACCAGTCCTGTCTTTGAATCGTGTTGTTCGCCATCTCTTGCACCTTCACTATATTAGACGCTTGAGGGACCTTGTTTTACCCATTTTCTAGGAATTTATTTTTGGTACTGTTCGAACCGTATAAAAGTGGGAGTTCCTGGGTCCAATTTCGAAAGTAACCAGGCTCCTAGAAGTCAGTTCCCTCATACAGGCAACTAGCGCACCAGATGGAATTTTTAAGGACTTACCGATGTCCTGTTGTATACATTTTGGGTGTTTAGATACATAAGTAAGTATCTGATCCAGCCGTTTTTCTCCGGTACGAGGTCTTGGCTTCCTGATTTCGTTGTTTTCAACCTTTTTTATCCAGTTGTGATTGGCACAAAGGAGTTGATACTTGTCAGCAAGCTGCGGATCATCTAACAGTCCAACCAGGAATCGGAATCGGTCATACCCCGGAGTTGCCCTTTCTTGACTGCCATCGCCTAGAATGTGGTCTATTTGTAACGCACGATAGTCATTCCAGCCGCAAACAACACATTTTCCACCTAAGTGCTCCAGAACTACAGCTCGAAGCAAACGCCGGTCGTCAATAGTCTTCATCATATTCTCCAAGGGGCGGTAGATAAAAACCCGCCCCAAGATTCGGTTTCGGTTTTTGAACGCCTACACGTAGGATATACTCAAAAACCAAATAATAGTACTTTTCAGGTATTCATACTGCCTAGAGCTTAAAAACCCAAACCCTAGATTCTAAACGGTCTAAACCGACGGTTTCTGAAGAGTCTCAAAAACCGATTCACTGAGCTACTGGGGTATTGCTCAGGGAGTAAATTAGGGCATTGTTGAGTCCTCGAACTCGGGAGTACCGGCCTTTTGAATGTCCAAGGCCGAGAGCCTTATCCAGTTTATCTCTAGTTGTATCGGGAAAAGCAGCGGCTATTTGACTAACGTTACTATTCGGGTGGTCAGCGAGGAATACGTCTAGCATTTTATAGATGGGATTATCGTCTGTCAAAAATTCATGAGCAACGAATTTCGTACCTTCAAGGCCAAAGTACAACTTGCCTAAAACACCCTCTCGGGATTTATAGCAGGTTAAAAGCATCTTCTGAAGCCGTTTTCCACCAGCCCCCGCTTCTTGCTCCAAAAGCCAACCCGCATCCGCATTGGCTGGAATATCGCTCGATCCCCGATAGAATTTGCTCTGGCCCTCGGTACTCTTTCCTGTATGATGAATAACTACTACAGAAGCCCCTTTAGACGCCAAGTTACGAAATAACTGCATATACCGACGCGTCTCTGAGGCGTCCTGCTCGCTCTCAGGATGGAAAGCAACCAGCGAATCGAAGACAATGAGAGGATGATGCTCCTCAACATACTTTATAATCCCAGTATAATCAGGTCCTTGAGGCTCTAGTTCAACGTCCCAAGTGCCCCAGAAGTTAATTTGGTCGGTCGGTTCAATCTCAAAACGAGCAAATCGCTCTAAATATACATATAATGGGTTCTCTCGATCAACAAATAAAACCTTGGTTTGCGCTGTAGTGTGTCCTAAGAAGGGTTCTCCAGCGGCTACCGCT